GGCGCAGTTGATCGAGTGCTCGTTTGTACTCAGTTTCTTTTACTTTGTTGTGATGCTCCTTCAGAGCAATCAAAGCCTTTTCGGTATCTTTCAACCGTTTATTTTGGGCTTCAATCTTGTCAAAAAGGGGCTTACGCCTCACAAATTCTTTAGCATCAATAAAGTCGTCAGGATCACCAGACCATTCGGTCTCTGGCTTCCACCCCAACTCTAGTGCCTTTGCTTCAATAGGAGAAGATTGGTTTTGTTCTTGATTTTCCTGACCTTCTTGGTTAGGAACATCAACTACCTCTTGGTTTTCAACTTGATCAGTCATCTGTATAAACTCCGATAATGTCTTCATCGTTCAAGACAAGAAATGTCTCGTTTGGTACTTCAGCTCCAGCATACTTTGCATAGAGCACTTGGCTTCCTACATTAATGCTTTCCAAATCGGAATCACTTCCAAATTCATTAAAAGCTGTATACCCAATAGCAACAACAACACCAGTTGTCACTGCCTTTTGTTCACGTTTATCAAGTTCAACAATCAAACCAGTCGCACGAGCTTGCCGAATCCGGTCATCAGCTTCTTGCGGGTCATTAGGTTGAACAAAAACACGATGTAATACAGGCTTCAAACTCATTTGGACTCCTCCTCAGAAAACTCTATGTCAAACTCAAGGGCTTCCCTATAAGCATGACAGAAACCACGATACCAATTATCATTATCAGGCTCTAATCCAGCACTACGACTGAGGTCTTCCTTTGCATCATCAATCCGATATTGGATTGCTTCAAAGAAAGCCTTGGTGACAGGATGGGTTTTCCAATCTGTCCATTCATCTTTAGTGATCTCCACTTATTCTCCTTTAGATTGTTGTGACACTTTCACTTTATGAGCTTCTTGGCTCTGTTGCATCTTCTGGGCATGTTCTGCGTCTTTCTGATGCAAACTCTGTTGGGCATTGACCTGATCTATCTGTCTTTGTAGATAAGCTTCAACTGCCTTGTTCTGTAGTTCTTCTTTTGCTTTTGCAGCTTCTAGGGCTCGCTTTTGCTGAGCATCAGCCTGTTTAATCTGCATATCCCATTCCTTCATCTTCATATCATGCTGTGCTTTTGCTTGGTCTAGTTGAGATTTTCGTTCATCAATCTGTGCCTTCATTTGCATAGCCTGAATCTTAGGATCAGGAGGTGGGGGAGGAGGTTGACGCATAAGCTTATCAGGGGCAGGTTCTTCGTATGCCACCAAAAGCCGTTGAGTCACTTCCATAGGGTCAATCGTACCTAGCTGCAATATCTGCAACAAGCGTTCTGCTTTAGCTGCCCTTGCCTCTTGTGAGGCTGCTGAGGGGTCTGCCGCAGGGGTGATATCATTTGCACTACCCTTGTAATCACTAATTCCGATGGGTTCATCAAGAATATCAATTTCATGTTGATCTTCAAGATAGATGGAGTTTAGCTTGTACAGCTTTCTGAACTCCTCCCCAAGGGAACGATAAATACGTTTGTAAATAGCTGTGAAAAGCCTCATGCCCTCTTGGACACTAGCCATCGTTGTCGTAGCAGGAGTGTTTTGCCCCGGCATCTTACCAACAAAGATTTCCGCAATAGAAGCTAATTCCTTTGCTGACTGAGAGAGCAATTCCAACAGTTGAAACAGGACATTACTTGGTTCACGTACTGGAAGAGGGTAGATTTGGCTCTTAATATCAGAACCAGTAGCATTTACTGCCTTCCACTCACCCGGAGTGAATCGACCATCTCCCATCTTAATCCGCAACCCTTTTCCAATGAAACCAGATTGCAAATTAGACAGAGTTCCAGCATCAATAAGCTGATTTATTAGTGTATCAACGGACTCATTAATACTACCAAGCAGCCTACCAAAGCCAATATCGTAGAATCCCCCATCTGGATTAGGAAAGAAAGAGAACTTTGTATAGAACTCCAGAGGTTCAATACTAAGGATTTTACCTTTTTCATCTGTCTTGACTCCATCTTCTGAGAAACGTGCAACGATTCGTAATACCTTCTTGCTTGACTCTTCAAATACCACAATGTATGGCTCAGGATACCCATCATCATCTAAATCCAGATAAGTATGTTGTTCCAGAATGACATAGGGGGTAGTAAAATCATCCTCTCCCGGCTTGGTGCCAGAAGGATTACTCCTATCCACAGCAATATCAGATGCAGAAGGATCACTAAGCTCAACATCAAGATAGAGGCCAGCCAGTTGCTTCTCTTTCACAAGACGTTGAGACATTTCAATTATCTCAGTCTTGCGTTCTGCATTTTCTAGATTCTTAGCCCAATAATTCACTACGAGATTCTTGGGGTAGATAACACAAGAGACATTCCGCCCCTTCATATTATCGTAATACGTTTTCTTAAAGACAGTTCCAGAGATGGGGAGTGCAATAAGCAGTCGATCCATCTCTTCTTCCCACTCTTCCATCTCAGTGAGAATCTGATACGACATATGCTTCCCAATACGGATAGCACGTGCTTCTTTTTCACCTTGGGGATCGCTACCTACCACCTTACACTTTACAATGTCTCCATTAGCTGGAACCAAAGTGGGGTAGGCACGAGCAGCAAACTGCTGAGCTGCTGTCCCAAGGAGGGGAAACTTAACATTGCTGGCATTAGGCCAAGGATAGGTCTTCTTGTCAGTGATTTGAAGAGTCATCCGAGTCCATGTATCCAGATTCTCTTCCCAATCTTTACGGGACTTCTTATCTGTGTCATACCCCTCGGATACGATCTTGCTAATCTCAACAAGCTTATCCTCACTAAGATGCTTAGCAATATTCACTTCATTGATGAAATTGTTTATTTCCATATCAGTATCCGGTTGTCTTGCTGCGACCATCTTCAATATCTGAATTACGCAGCTCATCTAAATATTCTTCCTCCTCAGCTTCTTCCTGAGTAGGGGCTTCAATCATCTGATCAAGCAATCTGCCCATATATGCAAGGGCATCCACTTGGTCATCATGTTTAGAACGAGGAAAAGTCATACATTCATCTTCAAGAACCTGATACCAATCAGCCCCTTTATCGAATTTAACACCACCAGCTCTCATACGAGCTTGTATGCTCTTCGCTCTTGTTACTTTATCTAGCCCCATTGTCTTAAGCTTGCGGAAGCATTCGCTGAGTTTGCTTTGAATAAACCTAAGAATGAAGAGATAGTGAGGGATGTTATAGAAGGTGATTTTGAGCATCTTCCTCCTAATTTTAAAGAAGTGCTACAGGAGAATGCAGATGCCCTTCATGACCAACGGGAAGAGGGATTACAAGAAGGAGATGGCTTGGGACCGCAGTCACAAGACGCGGAAGAAGGACAGGGCAGCTCGGAACAGAGCGAGAGCAAAGGTGGCTAAGGCTAAGGGAGTGAAGGCTACGTCTCTTAAGGGTGATGTAGGTCATTCTAAGGCCCGTAGCAAGGGAGGCAGTAATAGCCTTGTGAATCTCTTTGTGCAGAACCCCTCTCAGAATAGAAGCTTCTCTCGCACTGCTGCTGGTGCTATGAAGAGTGAGCTTAGCTCTCGTGAGAAGAAGAAAGGCTTGACAGCCTCTTCACAGAGAAAGAAGAAATAATGGAAATTGTAAAGTTTCCAGAGAAGGAGATAGAAATAGAGACCAGACGCTTCTTCCAGATTGAAGATGTGGATGGTGAGCCATCAATATCTGGTGGTGGATATTCTAGTGCAGAACTCCTTTGGATATTAGAAATTGCTAAGAGTATGCTTCTCAAAGGAGAGCTTGGATGAGAGTAACGAAAGAGATTGTGGAGGGGTTTGTTGGAAGCTGTCTTGTCAAAGGATTTGATGGAAGCTTAAAGACCCCCGATTTCCATAGAGAAGTGTGGGACCTATGTTGTAGCATGAACAAGTTTGTAGCTATTGCAGCTCCGCGTGGTTAACTTCATGGCCTCGCGTTAAAGATGCTTCAAATTCGGGGAACTCCAGAACGGACAATCCCGAGCCAAGCCCCGTGCTGGGGAAGGTGTAGAGACTAGACGGGGCACATAACTTAAGGAATATTAAATGTCTAAATCGCATCGGCTTGCGTGGGCCGCTGGTTTCATCGATGGGGATGGTTTTATTACTATTCAAAACCGGAACACAAAACATAAAGAAGTGGTTTATACGGGAACATACTTAAGGATTGGAGCTTGTCAAGCAAGTACCATATCTCTTGAAGAGATGCAGAATTTATTTGGCGGGAATATACGACCTAAGAATTCTGGGCCTAATAGAGATGGATACAACAGAAAACCCCACTATATTTGGTGCTTATCTACTCAACAAGCAGCAGATTGTATACAACAACTTCTTCCTTATCTTGTGCATAAACGGGATGTAGCCTTGTTAGCATTGAAGTTTCAAGAAACAATGGCAGCAAATAAAAGACAACTTCCTGAAGAGACAGTGAGCTTGCGTAAACAGATTCAATCTGACATTGCTCATCTAAATTCATTATCGTAATAAAGGTATAGTCCACGCCACTAGGAATAGTGGAAGAACGTACATGCAAAAAGCACAGCCGTAACTTTAAGTTATGGACTTGCCACTCTCCTCTTTCAGGAGCGTCAGTTTATGCTCCTAGGCTCTGATACTAAAAGCCAAGCTTGTCTCTTCCTTGGGCAGA